CCCTGCACCAGCATCACCAATCAGCGTGGATATTTCATCATCTACATACTTTTTAGTGGCAGCGTCTAAGTCATTTGTCGGAGCAGTAAGGTTCTGAATGGTAGCAGATGTACCAGCATTCATGTTCAACGTGCCATCAATAGTGACGTTGTTGAATGAGGACGTACCAGAGGCCGCTGTTACGTTACCAGTTAAATCACCAGTGACATCTCCTGTTACAGAACCTGTATGAGATCCTGTTGTATTACCAGTTACTGCACCTGTAATCGGGCCTACAAAGCTAGTACCTGTAATTGTTGTACCCGTGATTGCGGCGGCTGAATTAGCACCAATAACAGCACCATCTATCGATCCGCCATTAATATCGGCGGTGGCTAGTGTAGCGTTTCCTGTGGAAGATATAGTAGTAAAGCTACCGGCAGCGGCTGTAGAGGCGCCAATAACTGTATTGTCGATATTACCTGCGTTGATATCTACGGTGGCTAATGTAGATGTTCCAGAAGCGCCTAGGGTAGTAAACGATCCTGTGCTTGGGGTGGATGAGCCAATAGTGGCATTATCTATAGATCCACCATTAATATCGGCGGTAGCAGCCGTAAGGCTAGTATTAGCAGCTAGTGTAGTGAATGTACCCGCCGCCGGAGTAGTCGTACCAATAGCGGAGTTATCGATCGCACCTGAATTTAGATCCACAGAGGTAATTGTTGTAGTGCCTGTTGCTGATAGATTAGCAAAAGTAGCGTCACCTGTTACGGCAGCTGTACCTGTTACAATTAAGTTTCCTCCCGCCGATACGTTACCTACAGCGGATAATCCTCCACTCAAATAAGCATCTTGAAATCTTATGGTGGGCGTACCTAAGTCGATGGAGTCTGTAGAAATAGGAGTGATTTGGTTATCAGAAATAACTGTAACCAGCTCACGCCAAACGGCTGCGTTAGAAGTGTTTCCAACACAGATATATATACGTCCATTAGTGGTGTTTTCCCACATTGACCCCGGTGCGTACCCCTCACCAGCATCATTAGATGTAGCTGGAGCTGAAGTAGCATCGAATTTATTTTTGCCGCCAATACCGCCATGTGCAGCTGGTAGATATCCAGACACAGATGTAGTCAGATTGATCTTTGGAGCGCTGCCTGTAGATCCATCGTGAGCATGACCTGTCGTAGCGTTAAAAGCTGCTAAGATCTGGTTAAATTCTGAGTTAAGCGGAGGGGCGGTAATATCCGCTCCGTTAATAATCGTAGCTAGTGATTGGCGAGTATATCCAGCCATTTGTTATCGTCTCCCCGCTGTAGAGTATTCAAATACGATCCCTTGGATGGAGTAAGATTCAAACTGTCCAAAGGTGACGTAAGTGGCCCGTACTGAAAACCCTGAGCCTTGTATGTCTGAAGTCATAATGGGTTTAGAAGAGCCCCCATAAATAACATTAGATCCATTGTAGGTGATGTTTCTTCCGGAATAGACAGTAGGCCCACCCTCGGAAGTTTGTGAAAAAGTAGATGGTCGAGAAGTGTTATAATCTCCCCAATCATAAGCGATCGCTAGGTTCATCTCTAGCGGCCCCTCTGCTCGGATAAAGGTGTTTACCTTACGCATTGCTTTACGAATATCGGTATCGCCAAAGTCTAGATAGGGAGTAGCATAAATAGCTAGGATATCCGCTCCGTTGAACGAGGTTCCTTTTTCTTGACGATATACACGCCCATCGTAATCGCCGTGTAAAACAAGCTCATCTGCATCCACATATTCAGAGGTACAACAAGAAGCTCGAATACCTAGAAGCTCTCCAAACTCCCATGATATAGATCCGGTAGAGTTAGACAGACCGCCTATGATACCAAGACTATCGTTAACGCCTACACTATCTGTACCTACGAAGTACCTAACCTGAGACTTGGATCGAATAACTACCCCGTTAAGAGAGTCCATGCTGTTGTTCTTAATAAAATCAACAAGCGTAGCTTGGATAGGCTTACTTACTGTCTCGAGCTCTACATCACCGATACGGGAAGTGCCGGCGACAGGCCTAAATCCATCCGGTGCTAAGAACATTAAGTCGCCGCCGATCTCTAGAACAGAGTCTCGAGCAACACATCCTACATTAGCTGTAACCTGATCAATTAAGAAACCGGATGTAACATCTGCGATAATCTTCTTAATGCCGTTCTCACCGAATACGAATAAATTGTCTCGAAAAGGTTTGATCTGAACTACATCAACACCAGCAAATATTTGACCCCCATTACCGGCAGTCCAAGTATACCCATCTAACGCTGCGGAATGTGCAATAATAGCAGACTTAGCAGTATCTCCAGATAGGAATAAATGGTTCTCAAATACATCGACTAGAGCGGGTGCGTCTACTACAAGAGCTCCTCCGCCCGTATTATTTGAAGCATTATATCCTCCCGAGTGAGAGCTCTTTAGTTCCTTCCAGTTAGTACCATTAAATATGATAGCTGGGTTTACCCCATCTACAAAACAGATCTTATTACCATCACCAAAATTGAACTGAGCATGGCGGATCTTATTGACTGTTCTGCCATTCAGAGTCATAGGGCGGGTAACAGAGTGATCTAAAGTATATTTACGCCAACCAATGCCAGCTGTGTAATAGTAGAAGCTATAATTAGATCCGCCGGCATCTTGCCTAGCAGCAATAATTATTGTGGCGTTAGTTACGTCATCCTTAAATATGGCTAAGCCTAGAACCTTGCCTTGACCTGTAGTCTGACCGGCTACCGTAACCTCTGGGTAATCTGAGTGATAGGGAGCAAACCCCTCGATACGGCGATACCCTCCGAATAAAGAGGGCTCATAATTAACTAATCGGGTAGCTGATCCCGGGCTATTTTCTGATAAATCGAGGTGGTTTTCATTTGAGTTTAAACCTCCTGCGCTTACGAGCTTATAGCTCTCAATTCTATCTGCCATCTAGTACCTCACTCGGGTATCTCTGATGTACTCGTAGTTGTTAATATAGAGTGTCTGCAGATCCTTAATTCCTCGCTCAAAAGCAACAAAAGCAGCCTGAGCTGCCTCTAGGTTATCTTTGAACATATACAGATGATACAAAGCCCCATCGACAATAACAGTATCGAAAGAAGTGGGGATTCTTGTTACATCATTAAATGCAGTAATATCAGAATAGTTAAGAAAGTATCTAAACCGTACTGAATACGCTTTGTCGGGAGATGGAGTAACTCCAAACCCGTTTCCATGTCCGGGAAATACATGGGTAGGCTTACCTTTACCCGCACTTCCGGCGCTGTAATCTTCATCCCTGTGGCTCTCGTACCAACTATCTCTCTCCATATATTTTAGAGTGTAATAATCGCAGCCAAGGGCGGTATCTTTCTGTATCTGGAAAGAACTCCAATCAGAAATTTTATAATAGTCAGGCCATATATACTCACTTTGACCTGCAGTTAAGACTTGAGTGTGCTCAGCCGCATTAAAGGGCCAGCCGTACTCCGCTTGATTGATTTTAGCGATAGCACTTTTAACTGAATCTTTAACAACAGATTGGATGCCACGGACGTTAGCAAAGTCAGATTCTGAGATCTCGACTTCGTTTAACCGCCGCAAAACTTGATTACACAATGTAATATATGTGGATGGCATCTACTTACCTCAAATAAGGGAAAAGGGGCCAGCCTAGCCAGCCCCTCTAGTAGTTTATGCTAAGTTATATTTAGCAGATACTAACGCTTCTGGGCGAAGTATTTTTCTGCCATATAAATGCATTCCGCGGCAGACATCTGAGAAGCTATCTGGGTCACGGTAAGTCTCAACTTTGTTGAGCTGTTCCGCTGTAGCTACTGCAGAAGAATGCCCTGCACAGATCACGCCGTAGTTAGTGTTCTGGTTGGCGGTTCCTGTGGTTCCGGCCCCAGTACCAACTGATGGAAGATTTGATGACTGATATACACGGAAGCCGTGGAAGTTATTCAGTACCAAACCGTTACGAAGACCACCTGAGTCACCGAAGTCAGCATTCATGAAACGTGAGTCTTCATCACGAAGAATCTCCATAAATACTGGGTCTACGACGATCCAACGACCATCCTTGTCCACTTGCTTTTGGTCAAGAATACGAGCCATACGAGCTACAACCATTGCTGGTGAAGCTGTCGCTGTTGGAAGTGCTGTAGCACCGGGCAAACGAGCCGCCAAAGGAATTGCGTGATCGCCGGCAGACGATGTTGTGATGTTGCCGAAATCACCCTTCTTAAGCTTATGTCCAGCCAAAAGTTCGTCAGAACCAGCTGCAGTATCTGCCTTAGTTCCGTTGACCTGATCGTTAACCGCTGCAGCATTAGCATGTAGTGCTGATTGCTTGTAGCCGGCTAAATAACCAAGTACTTCTTGGTCATACTGATCCGCGAGTCGATAGGCTGCACGATCAACCGCAAGTTGCATGAAATTGATGTGGCTATGAGCCTCCTCGATATCATCCAATTTGAAGGCAAAATAGTTGCTTTTATCTACGACCAACTGGAAGTCAGTATCCACAAGATCCTGTGTCGAGATTGACGTTCCGCGAAGTAATGCAGAAACCGAAATTTCTGGCTCCTTCATAATTCTGACCGTATCTCCTTGCCCACTAATCTCCCCAAAATAATCAGAGTTTGAAATGTCTCCAACTACTGTAGTTTTGCGAAAAGATAGCTGTACCTTTTTGCTGTAGATTACGGGTGAAAAGTTACCATTATTAAGGTTGGTATAACCGCTTGCTTTTCCAAATGCCATTTGATTTCTCCTTTATGAAATGGCTGAGCTCTCTGAGCTCGTCAGGACATGAAGAGATAAAAAACAGTGGCAGTACTTTAGGGTGGGTTGTGCGAACAAGAGTTCACAGGCCAGCCTGTACTGGTGGACATATTTATATTTTCTTCTGGGGTTCTGGTTTTTAGGGGTAGGCGATTACGCGGCCCTAATTACCTTTATTATAGCACAGTTGTGCCTATAATAGCAACACTTAGCGAGCGGCGCCTGACATGTCATAAACAAAGTTGCCGCTACGCATAGCTTCCATAATAGCTTCTTCGTTCTTAGCATAATCTCGATCATTCATTTGACTGACTGAGCTTTCTGAAAAACGGGTAGTGCCATTAGTGGTTGGGGTACTGGAATTAGTGCGTCCTACAGACTGAGCTGCGGATCGCTTGTTAACAGTTTTCTTTCCAGTGTCTGCTTTATATAGATCGATCGCCCTAGCAGCTGCTCGAGCATCGGTGTTGTTCTTATACAGAGCGTCTTGAATATTCTGAGGCTGCATCGCAACCCATTCATGAAAAGCTTGGCTCTGTCTAATCTGGTTAAAATCGGGATGGAGACGATTAAGCTGATGTTCAGCGTCTTTACGAGATATCTTTGTCTCCAGTGCCTCTAGACGTTTCTCACCTTCACGCAAACCCTGCATAGCTTCGTTAGCGCGCTTTTGAGCTATAGAGTCTACGATCTTGGCAACATCAGGATACTTCTTTGCCCACATATCAATTTCCTCATCTGTCTTAGGGAAACGGATCTGGCCCTTAGCTGCAGAGTCGAGCTGGTTCTTAAGCTTCTCGATCTCTACGTCTTTTTGCTGCATTAGGTGAGTGTTGTGCCGGCGAAGATCTCCATACCGTTTGCGGTAAGTATCTTCTTCCGGATCTGAGACAGGGGTAGCATCTACCTGATCCTGCTTCATTTGAGATATTTCTTGGTTTAGTTCTTTTTCTTCCTGATCTAAATGATCTAGGTGTGCGCCTCTATATTTTGCCATTTTACTACTCTTATTGGGGGCCAAGACTTCCTCGGGTAGCCCAGTTGATTTTAGAGAATGAACCTTATGAGTGGTTTCTTAATCTCTGCGTATTCCCGACTTTGAGAGGGATAGTATCCTTCATCGCCCTCTTCTGGATATTCGGGTTCCAAAACAGTTTCTTCGGTCTCTACTCCAGCCAGCTCAATTTCATTGCCTTCTGGTGTTTCGATGACTTCTTTTTCTTCTTGTTCGGAATCGTCTTCGGCCTGTACCGAGGCGTCCTCAGAATCTTCGCTATCGGATTGGGTTTCTTCCGCATCGTGATAACCTTTACCATCACAATGATCACAGCCCTCCCCACCGCACTCAGGGCATGTCATACGATCACTGCCTTCTTGATCCACATATTGGATTAGGCCATCCTGATACATTCCCATGAGGCCCATCTTAGCCTCTGCTTCCATGTCCATGATTGACTTTAATCCGTGCCACTTAACGACATCTGCAGGGAGCACATACTCACCTTCAGAGATCTTAATATCGATATCATCACGCACATTTTCAGCGCTTGATCCTATTGGGATTTCATTGCCCGACATGGGATCCATCATGAGACCCTCATCTCCGCCGCAAGCCATTCCACCATGATACATCTGAACATCATCCTGCTCAGGATCATCCTCTACCATCGCTTGTTGTATTGCATCTGCCCGAGCCTGTTCGTAGCTATTCAGTTTGCCATCATCGTTAAGATCTGCTTTTTTATTATCGCGTTGGTATTTATTGCTTGCCATTTCTAAACCTGCCTTTGTAGTGATGCCTTTTCTGGATTCCTTTAGACTTTCCATCATTTCATCCCGTATTGTTTTTCATTCCAAAGCTGCCACTCATCGCGGTCTAGCATCAGCCAAGGAGGGGTATTTTTTAGTTCTTCTGGGGTCATATCTCTACGAGCTTGGACTAGACGGGCTTTTGCTTCCCCCATCTCCAGCATGTAAATCTCTTTATCGGATAGATTTCGAAGATTAGCAGTCTTGCCTTGGACGATCTGCATATACGGATTGTATAAATCCATACCCTCACCACTCTCTAAAATACGAAGGATAAGCTCGGCTTTTTGCTGCCGGAAATATAAATCCTCATCCGTACCTTTTTTAGCGTAAGGAGTCGTGACTGAGTTCCCATCCACTCCGGTAACAGGGAATTTACCTGTAGCTTTAAGCTCTTTGCTGTCGGCTAAAGAATTTATGAAATCTAATCTATTCTGCTCAACCATCTCAGGAGCTACCTGAGTGTTAGCCATACGATAAGCGTAGAACCTGTTTAGTATTCCGCTAATAGAAGTTATATCATCCTTGGTATAC